GTTGATAGAGCGGCATAAATGATTTATAATTCAATTTAAATAGGATAAAAAATGGCATCAACATTTTCAACAAGTTTAAAATTAGAACTTCAAGCTACAGGTGAAAACGCAGGTACTTGGGGTGATAAAACAAATACAAATTTACAATTAGTAGAACAAGCAGTAGCAGGATACGAAGAGGTGTCTATTGCTGGTGGTGCAGGGACAACTGCATTAACTATGTCTGATGGTGCAGCTTCTAATGCACGAAATATGGTTGTTAAATTAACAGGAACAATTACAGGAAATAGAATCGTTACTGTTCCTGACAGTATGGAAAAAGTTTACATCGTTTCAAATGGAACTACTGGTTCTTTTACAGTTCAATTTAAAACAGCTAGTGGCACAGGTTATACTTTTGTTGCTGCTGATAAATCAGTTAGAGTGCTATTTGCAGATGGTACAAATATTGTTGACACAGGTATAATTAATACATCTTCAACTGACACACTTACAAACAAAACCTTAACAACGCCAACAATAAATGGTGCAACCACTACGGGTGCTATCGCTAATTCAGCAACAATTGCAGGGGGCACAGTTAGTGCTGTAACTTTGACAAAACCTAGAATTGCTGATGCTGGTTTTATTGCTGATGCAAATGGCAACGAACAAATAATTTTTCAACAAACAACCAGTGCAGTAAATGAGCTAGAAATAACAAACGCAGCTACAGGTAATGATGTAGGACTTGCAGTTACAGGTGGTGATACAAATGTGGGTTTAGCTTTTACAGCAAAAGGTGCAGGACGATTTAAATTTAACGATGCTGCTTACATACCTGAACAGACATTAACGGATGGAACTAATATTGATTGGGATGTACAAGCACAGCCAGTTGCTAAAGTTACATTAGGTGGTAATAGAACATTGAATAATGCAACTAATGGTGTCACAGGGCAGTTTGTAAGCCTGTTAATAGTGCAAGATGGTACTGGATCAAGAACTTTATCGTTTGCATCTAATTATGAATTTGCATCGGACACAGCTCCAACGTTAACAACAACCGCTGCGTTAGGTGATTTTTTTGTGTTTTATTATAATGGATCAAAATTTATTGAGGTTGGTAGAAACCTCGCATTGACACTGAGTTAGGAGAAATTATGTGGGCGTTAGTAAAAGCAAATCAGGTTATTAAAATTTTCAATGGTGCTCAAGCATTTGAGCATAACGATATTAAACATCCTGCAAATATTTTTTCTAGTTGGAGTTCTGAAGAAAAAGCCGCCATAGGTCTTTACCCTGTACAGACCGATAACTCAAATTACAAAGATCCCACATTTTATAAAAACAGAAGTGAGTCCTTTCAGTTTGATGCAACAAACAAAGTGGTGAAAAAAGTTTGGAAGACAGCAGAAGACCATGAGATGGAAGATAAAACAGTTGATGGTGTGACTGTTGAGGGATTAAAAACTAAAAAAGTTAATGAAGTAAACAACCAAGCTTATACTATTCTCAAAGACACAGATTGGATGGTAATCAAAGCTAGCGAAGTTTCCGATTATTCTTTGCCAGACAATGTTTCTAAATTTAGAACTGCGGTGCGAGCAAAATCAAACGATATGGTCACAAGAATAAAAGCAACAAAAGATGTAAGAGTTTTAGAAACTTTGTACACATATACAAATACAGGCACAGAATCTAAGCCTGTCATGACAAGACCTTTAGGGGAGTTTCCAAAGCTGGAGGACTTCTAAATGCCTTTAATAATACCAAGTAACAGTCAGAGTGCAACTGGTTACACAATAGACCAATCAATTAGGTTTAATGATGATGATAGTCCTTATATCTATAAAGCATTTAGTGGAGCTGGAAGTAAACAAACTGCTTCAATTTCTTTTTGGATGAAAATAGGTAATATTACTTCTGCAAGAAGAGGTTTATTTAGTTTTATACAAGATGTTCCTTTAGAATTATATTCAGGAGACAATCTTAGAGTATTTGCTTTTGGAGCAGAAAGATTAGTCACAAATAGACTCTTTAGAGACCCATCTGCTTGGTATCATATTGTTTTAGTGTTTGACTCTACAAATGCAGTGTCATCTGAGAGAATTAGATTGTATGTAAATGGAGAAAGAGAGACAAGTTTTAGTGCAGAAAGTTATCCATCTCAAAGTGCAAATGGAAATTTTTGGGGTAGTAATTTAGCACAAATAGGTAGAACTTATGGCTCTAGTTATTATTTTGATGGCTACCTTGCTGAAATACATTATTTAGATGGTTTAGCTTATGACCCTAGTTTCTTTGGTGAGTTTAATAGTTCTGGTATCTGGATACCCAAAGAATATGATGGTAGTTATGGAACAAATGGATTTAAAATTGATGGCAGGGATAGTTCTGACTTAGGAGATGATGAGTCTGGTAATGGTAATG